GCTAACCTGTCTTCGACGATCGTTTATGTTTTACATCACGGGACCGCTTACGATCTTTACGGTTGTGAGTTGTTTTGGGGTGTGGACTAGATGTTCGTCAGTCGGGGTTAAGAACGGCAAGTCTAGTAAACCATTTTATCGGTTTACCGGACAAGCTACTTTCTACAAGTAGTAGTGTCTTCTTAATGCGGTCTAACACAGGGTCAGAGATCGAATATTTAGGATCTCGACCTGGTAGAATCTGCATTGAACCGTTTTCTACCCATAAAGATAATGGAGTTACTAACTCCATCATCTGGGCAGATACGTATTCAATCACCTGATCTCTATCATCAAAACTCATCTCTCCAAAGTGAGAAAAGAGAGCTTGAGCCGTTACAATAAGGTCTCGTGCCTTATCTGAAAGCGGTTCCGCGTATTCGCGAATCCACTCTCTAAGGACCACATGGCCATACGGAACTACGGCTACTGACACTTCTGAATCAAAGAGGTCTCCACCTTCAAGATTCAGCCTTGTGCACAGAGCTTTAACCCTATGTAACTCAGACATGAGAGACTTCATATAATCAGTCTGCATATCTAAGATTACCCAGGGGGAATCAAATCTAGTGGAGGCCGCCCGATCTAAAACATCGGAACTTAACATTTTAGTATCGAGCAGTAATGTTCGGCACCAAAGTGAGAAAGACACCTCTGGTAAACCGAGATTTGAACCAAATCGGGGCATCAGAGCGAGAGCAAAAGCCTTCGCTAGATAACCACAACCTTGCCCTTTTGCAAGGTTGCTACTAGTACTACGTATTTCGCTTGGACGAAGAAATAATCGTGCCAAGCGGGCCATACCAGTGGTAGACTTACACTGGGCCCAACCTCTCCGAACCAGCCGAGCTGCGAAAGCAGTTCGAGCCGCTGCTCCATCTACTTGAATTTCTTCTTTCAGTGAAGCGGGAGATATGTTGTGTTCCCCAAGAAGACTTTGGTTCGCAAAATTTATAAATCCAGTTTTGGATTCATAAGATTTTGCTAGACCAATTGGTATTCCTAATCAATTGCAAACATCAATATATTGTTTAGCAACTGAAGGATCAGAGATACATATATCATCTCCTAAAACCAAATAGTCAACAAAGAATTCTT